AGAAGCTTTGGGTGACCGATGCGGATCCGCGTGCAAAGGACGCTGACAAGAAGCGCGACAAGGCCAAGCGCATGCTGGCTGCCATCGACTTCAATGCTGGCGGCAAGTTGAAGGCGGCCGGTGTTGAGCCGACCGATGACACGCTCGGCGTTGCGCTGATCAATAAGCCCATGATCATCAAGGTGATGGAGTGGAAGATCACCGACGAAGTGACCGGCGAAGTGAAGTCCGGCAACTGGATCGGCGCTGTGTCTGCCAAGAAGGGTGCATCTCCTGTGAAGACAGAAGACGCGCCGTTCTAAAAGGACCATCACCTGAGCAAGTGTTGAAACTGCTCACCTAATCAAATGGAGATCAGAAAAAATGTTTAGCTTTTTGAAAAAGAAAACCGAAGACAAACACATCGCCATGTCACGCGACGAAAAAGAAATAGCCAGAAAATATGGGCTTTCTTTTGACGCGTTCATGGAAATGCGCCGCGAGCTTGCCAATGCAAAGCGCTGGGGCCGCCCACACGGCGCCAAAAACAAAAAGAAGAAATCAAATGTCGCTAAGTGAGCAACTCATCAACATTTCTCAGGAGCATCCAGAAATGGATGCTCTTGAAGACGCAGCATTCATGCTCGATCACTATGAATCGCGAATTGAGCTGTTGGAGCTAACGATTAAGTTTCTATTGAGCCAAACATACATCGACCCGCTGAGCGTGGCTGTCATTAAGAGGATGTTAGAGAAATGACCAATCAAGAATTTGAACACATGAAGCAGACAATCAATGAACTATGCGGCGCTGTCCTGCGCCTACAGATCGACCTCAATAGCAAGCCTGATCTGCGCGACCAGTTCGCGATGGCGGCGCTGACGGGAATTGTTGTAATCCGCAAAAAATGGGACTTAAAAGATTTAGCTGCTGAAGCTTATGACATAGCTGATGCCATGATGGAGGATAGGGAATGACCGACTTTCATCTCATTGCATTTGTCGTGCTTGCTGCACTGACAATCTACATCATCTGGACATCATTGAGGGACTGCCAATGACCGACACCATCTTCATCATCTTCGTCGGTCTATCCGGCTTCATCATGGGCGCGGCTGCCTGCCGCGACATGGAGATTGTCATTGAGGCCCGTAAAGAGGACAAGCGGTAATGACCGACGATCTTGTGAAGCGGCCCGATGACGAGCAGGACGACCTAACGCTTGTCTACATGTGGGCCTACAAAATGGCTGAGAAGAAGTACAAGTCGCGTATTGAGAAACTGGAAGCGGCGCTGCGGAAGATTAAACAAAGTGACACATGCGGTTGCCAAAGTGAGTGTATTGAAATGTGTAAAATTGCTGAAGCCGCACTAGGGGAGAAGACCGATGCTCCTTCAACTTAACCCGGCCATTCCTGTCATGACCCCCAATGGCAAAGCGCTGGCGCATGTGCTGATTGATTACGGACCCGAGCACGATTTGATCTGGGTCTGCTTTGAGCAAAACGGACAGTGCTGGTCATGGCGCAATCAAGATATCCGCGCAGAGAACAACGTCACGTTCGGGAGAAATAACAATGGAACAGAGAACATTTGAATGGTTCAAGGCGCGCGAAGGCCGCGTCACGGGATCCAGTGTTGGTGCAATTCTTGGCCTGTCGCCGTTCATGGCACCAGATGACGTGATGCGCCGCATGGTGCGCGAATATCACGGCGCGGATTCTGAGTTTAAAGGCAACACAGCCACGCAGTGGGGCACGATGAACGAGCCCGGCGCGTTGGCTGAATACGAGATGGAGACAGGCAACACGGTCGAGTTGTGTGGCTTCTACACGCACGAGCATTGGCTCGGCGCGTCGCCAGATGGGTTGATCGGCAGCAATGGTCTGGTCGAGTTCAAGTGCCCCTACAGCATGCGCAAGGGCGAAGGACGGTTTAAGACCGCGCAGGAGCAGATGCACTACTACGCGCAAATGCAGATCCAGCTCTTCATCACTAACCGTGATTATTGCGATTTCTACCAATGGTCGCCGGGCACGACGCAGCTCGAAGTGGTGCATCGTGATGAGAAGTTCTTGAACGAGAACATGCCGAAGCTAAAAGCATTCTACGAGTCATATCTTGAAGAGCGCGGGCAGCCGGAGCGCCATCTTGCGCCAAAGCGCTCGGAGCTCCATGCGCCGCAGATTTTGGCTGAGTATGATGACGCGGTGGAAGCAATCAAGCTTTACGAGGAACGCAAGAAAGAACTTCTTGAGAAGCTTGTTGAGCTCGCTGGTAACAAGAACGCGGCGTTTGGCACACGCAAGCTCACCTTTGTGCAGAAGGCTGGCAACGTGGCCTACGCAACCATTGTGAAAGAAAAACTGCCCGGCATTGATGTCGAGCCGTATCGTGGCAAGCCATCAGAGTACTGGATGTTGAGCAATGGGAAAGAGAAGTGACCTTGAGCGCAAGCCAATGGATTTTTACAGCACGCCTTACGAGGCTGTGCTGCCATTACTGGCGCATCTCGACCCAGAAACTAAATTCTGCGAGCCGTGCGCTGGCTGGGGCCATCTTATCGAGCATCTGGAGCGGCACGGTCATCGCTGTGTTGCTTCTTACGATGCTGATGCCCGGTCACCGTACACACACCATGATGCGGCGTTCCTGTCGCAGGAGGATCTGGCGGGAGCCACGCATATCATCACCAACCCCCCATGGTCCCGGCCCGTCCTTCACCAGCTCATTGAGCGGTGTTCAATGCTGGGGCCAACGTGGTTCCTTTTTGATGCCGACTGGATGTTCACCAAACAGGCCCGCCCCTACCTGCCCTACTGCCACAAGATCGTGTCTGTGGGCAGGGTGAAATGGTTTGGAAATATCGCTGGTAAAGATAACTGCGCGTGGTATCTATTCAGTAGCCCAACAAACGAGACCCGATTCTACAATGCTTAGACCTTACCAACAACGCGCCCATGATAAGATCGTCGCTTGGATCAAGCGCACGACAGAACCTTGCATGATCGAGGCCGCCACCGGCGCTGGCAAGAGCCACATCATTGCAGAGCTGGCCACGACCATTCGTGAGATCAGCGGCAAGCACGTCCTGTGCATTGCTCCCTCGAAAGAGCTGGTCGAGCAGAACCACGCAAAGTATCCCGGCGAAGCCTCGTTCTTTTCTGCAAGCGTCGGCATCAAGTGCCGCGAACATCCGGTGGTGTTTGGCACACCTGTCACTGTGCTTAACAGCATTGAGAAGTTCGGCACGGAAATCGGCGCGATCATTATTGATGAGTGCCACGGGCTGACACCGACGATCCGCAAGATCATTCGCAAGATCCCCAACCCCAACCTGCGCATCATTGGCATGTCTGCGACGCCCTACAGGCTTGGCAGCGGCTATGTGTTTCGGTCTTGGGAAAATGGCGAGTACGCCAGCGAGAACGGTTTCTTCGCGCGCTGCGTTGATCGTGTGCAAGCGCAAGAGCTGATTGATCAGGGCTATCTGACGCCGCCGCGCATCGGGAGCCTGAATGCCGCTTCGTACCAGACCAAGCACCTGCAACTCAACAGCATGGGTCAGTTCAATGCCGCCGATGTCGAGCGGGCATATCATGGGCAGGGGCGCAAGACGGCCCGTATCATCGCAGACATCGTTGAGCAGTCGCGCGACCGCATGGGCGTGCTGATCTTTGCTGCGACGGTTGCGCATGCCCAAGAATGCCTTGCCAGCCTGCCGCCTGAGATGTCGGCTATTGTGACCGGCGAGACGCCAAAGAAGGAACGTGAAGCAATTCTGGCCGCGTTCAAGGCGCGTGAGATCAAGTACATCGTGAACGTCGCGGTGCTCACGACCGGCTTTGATGCCACGCATGTGGATGTGATCGCCATGTTGCGCGCCACGGAATCAGTTGGCCTGATGCAGCAGATCATTGGCCGTGGCCTTCGCCTGCATGACGAGAAGACAGACTGTCTTGTGTTAGACTACGCTGAGAACATCGAGCGCCACTGCCCAGACGGCGATCTGTTCAATCCCATGATTGAGGAAAAGAAAGGATCGAAGAATGGAGAAGATATTGAGTGTTTTTGCGCTGTGTGTGATGTGCGTAATACATTTCGGGCTCGGCCTAATTTTGATGGTTACAGAATCAATCGTCACGGCTATTTCGTGGATTTGGACGGCCATGAGGTCAAAGGTGACTTTGGCCCGATACCTGCCCATTTCGGCCGTCGCTGCACGGCGACTGATCTCGTCGCTGGCAAGATGGTTCAGTGTGAGTATCGCTGGACATCAAAACAGTGTCCTGAGTGCAAGAGTGAAAATGATATTGCTGCTCGTCGATGCACGGATTGCAATGCGGAGATTGTGGATCCGAATGAAAAGCTAAGGCTTGAGGCAGAGCGCAAGATTGCTGATCTTCGCCAGTGGCGCAATGAAGGTGTTATAGGTTGGAGTGAATCTACCAGCGTGAGCCGCGCTGGCAATCCAACCAAAATGATCAAGGTTGTGACGCACACCAATCATTCTTTTACGTTCTGGGTGCAACTTATGCCTAAACATCCAAAGGCTGCTGCTTTGTTAAAACTATACAGAGCCATGGAAGGTAAAGCGCCTGCTACAATTAGGTATCGCAAGATGGGTGATTTTTATGAAATCGAGAACCTTTGGCTATGAAGCTTCCTCATGACATCCCCGTCTATGGCGATCCGACGTATCGTGGAACGTGCCCGAGCGAGACGCTTGAGCAGGTTACGTTCTTTGCTCGCATCAGACGCAAGTACCCTGACACATGGGGGCGCATCGCCTTGCACCCACGAAACGAAGGAAAGCGCACAGTGTTCCAAAGCGCGCATCAAAAAGCGGAAGGCATGACCAGCGGCGCGTGCGACATCGTGATCCCCGGCAACCCTTCGTTCGTGTGCGAGCTGAAGCGCAGGGACCATACGCAATCGACGTGGCAGCAAGATCAAGAGCAGTACCTGCGCACTGCTCAACAACTAGGGAGCTTCGCCTGTGTGGCGTTGGGAGCGGATGCGGCGGAAGAAGCTTTCAATCACTACCTTGATGGACGAGGTCCTATCGGGTGAGCTGCACTATGAGCTGGCACAGCCCGCGATCCAATCCGCCTGTCGCCTTCAAATTTACGAAGGAGCATGCGCAATACTGAGACTAGCCCAGCCGCTGAGAAAGGCAGCGTTGGACAAGTTACCGGCCCTGATACGGCCGTATGTCGAAGAGGAGGTAGTCAGACTATGGAGAATGCGAAATGATGTTTGAAATAATCATGAACATGCCTGTGCGCACAGCCAACACACTGGTTCACAGGCTCATATGTTCTTATCCTGTAGAAAACTTGGGTGATTTGATCGACGACCTAAACAACACAGACTTTTTGGTCGTTGATGAGTGGTATCCCAACGATCAAAACCAGTACATCAACCACGGGCCAATCGCCCTTAACCGCCGATACGTTGGCAAAATAAAAG